ACCGAAGGAAGGGAGGTTACAATGCCGTTGTTGCCAGCTTGTGTCGCGCCGCGTGGGCGGACGTAAGCCTTGGGCTCTCGCGAGGTGGAGGACCTCGTGAGGGCGGAGCATTGACTGAACCTTCTCCTTTGGCTGCTGACTTCCAGCATCGCACCAGCTCGCGATTGCGTGAGGATAAATTCCACACTTACCCAACAGTTGTAAGCGCTGAGCGCAACCTTGCTGCGGCAACGAGCAAGCTCTTGCGTCTTAGCGTGGGTGAGCGTGTAATTCATCGCGCTAGCGTAATCGCGGAGTTGGGATTGAAGGCAAGAGTCATAACCATTCCTCCTGCTCACGTGTTCGCCCGTGGGGATCTTGTAAGACAGATCCTTTGGCCTGTGCTCCTGGAGTCTATACCTCAGATCCTTCCGTATGCTCCGCATACAGAAGAAGGTATACTCGCTAGGCTCTACAGGTTGGTTCCTGGTGGTGTCTTCCTTTCGGCAGACCTCACCAGGGCGACGGATGGATTTGGACATGATGCGGTGATTGCTGTCATCGACGGACTCAAGAAGGCGGGTCTCCCTCGCCATCTTGCTTCCGAACTCCGAGAGTCCCTCGGAGTAGGCAGTCAACCACATTATGTCCGCTACCAAAAGTCGCAGATGACCAAGGCGGCATGGCAGGAGCTTGCAAAGCGTTATCCTTTGAGTGAGGATGGGGAGACCGTAGAGGTCCCGAAGGTTAGAGGGTGTCTCATGGGCACTCCTTGCTCCTTCTCGATCTTGTCGATCCTCAATCATTGGATGAGTGATAGGCTTGGACGCAACAGGATCATCTGCGGAGATGATCTTGCTGCAATTACTCATCCAGATAACGTTTCTTCCTACGCGCAGAGAGCCTCTGCAATAGGAAGCGAACTCCATCAAGGAAAGTCTTTTAGGTCGAAGATAGGTTTCGTGTTCTGCGAAGCCTACGCTCTCACCAAGCCAGAGGGCGGCCTGGGGTCGTTTAGACCTCCTTCCTTGAAAGAGTTCGTGCGTGATGGTAATGGGGTCATGTGTCAGCATTCTGTGGACAATTCTTCGTTCAACCGCTTGGCTCGCTGCGCTCGTACGCTCTACAAGCGTCAGCGAGCGATCGCAACGAAGAAACACAGATATCCGGAGCTGCCCGCCACACTTGGTGGTTTGGGGCACCCCTGTAAAGGGCGCCTTCGGGTGCCTGCGAGAGGCAGGGCAGCGATAAAGGAGCTCTATCTGTGCGAGAATGCTGAGCATTCCGGTCCACATGACCCATCGAAATACATTTCTAATCTTCAAGTACC